CTTCAGTTGTAAATGAGACACTATTTGTCGTTATACCACCATCCCCCAAAATTAATCCTAATAAATATGGGTTTAATGGTAACTCATTAGAAATAAATTCAATTGGTTTAACTATTGGTATTTGCCATTTATTACTACCACCTTTTTCTTTATAATAAGTTTTAAATTTGTAATTTCTATTTGAATTGTTTTTAGAACCATTTATTTCTAAAAATAAATCATTATCTAACATTTGTTCAACCGACAAAACAATAGAATTTTTATTACGAAAATTTTTTGTGTTGTACCCAAAACTTCTAGATTTAACAGAAAATAAGTGTTCTTTACAAACTAAAACAGAAACATTGTCGTTAAATGTAACCCGATATAAATCTTTTACCCCTTGAGGATAAACACCTTTAACAGAACATTTCTTACCATCACTACCAATAACTTCATCTCCAATTTTTAAATCTCCAATTCTTTTTCTACCATATGGGGTAAACACTTTATTCTCAACAAATTCCGCTTTCCCTAACCCCATATCGTCGGCCAAAATAAATCTTTTTGATCCTGCCAATTTTTCTATCGCAATTTTCTGATGATCAAGCGGAGGACGATGAGAATACTTAGAATAATCAATAGAAACAGATTGTACATTGTGTGTTTTAATTAGGGCGGATTTAGGTACCCAAAATTCCGATAAAGAATCTTTCTCAAAAAACTTACCCCAAATATGGTAAGATTTTTCTTTTTCTACAAGTAATTTTTCAATATAAATTTGTTCAGGTGTCTGTATCAAATATCTTTCTTCTGCAAACTTTTTTGCAAAGTATGTGTCAAGGTCAACCCATTTTCTGGCAACCTTTGGTGCGGCGTTATGGTAATTAACTATGTAGTCAGATTGAGCTCTTGTTGGGTAAAACTTTTTTGAGTTTTTTTTTTTCTGTTTTAAAAAAATTATATAGTTATTTGCGCCGCTATATGACTCGAGAATTTCGAGAGCCTGATGCTCAACTAAGGAAGATTCGTTTTCCAAATTTAGTCTTTTAATAAAAATAACAATAAAATAAATATTTATCAATAAAATAACTAAATGAGAAGTAATGTTCCAATAACAAGGTTAGGTAAATTCTTTGGAGATAGAGATTTTGAATTAGAAGTTGAGATGGGTCAGGAATGGCTTATTGGTGACATGAACTATACTTGCGTTCTGTATAAAATTGATAGAAACAAAATTAAAACTGACGATGTTTATGGTGAAGTTACTGAGGACGGAGTTAAATTTTTACCACCTATAGAGTTTAACGCTCAAATAACGGTTGCTGCGCCTGAAAACAAATTTATTGGCACTACAAGAATGGATCAGTTTGAGCCAGGTAATATTACAATTTCAGTTTATTTAAAAACTTTAGAAAACTTAAACATTGATGTTGATTTTGGTGACTACATTGGATACTATGACAGTGAAAATTTTGTTCGTTATTATACTGTTATTAACGATGGTCGTGTAATATCTGACACAAAACACACATATAAAGGATTTAAACCTTTTTATAGAACAATAATCGCGGCTCCTGTTGGACCAAATGAATTTAGAGGATTATAATGGCATTACCAAAAAGTCACCCAGTTAAACCAACAATACCTTTGAACTATTCCAAAATTCTTTTACCAAGAAGGGAACAGATAAAAGATATGATTACTAAGGATGGTACTTATCTACCTAAGTCCCTTCTTCATGCTGATTTGGATAAAGGGTTTTTAGAATTTGTTAAAGAAAAATTCAATATAGTTTCAGAAGGAAAAAAAATACCTGTGGTTGATATTATAATAACCACTCAGAATTGGTCACAATTTGTTGAGACATGGGACTTTCAAAATATAGACAAGAATATAGAACCACCTTTTTTAACAATAATTAGGAATCCTGAAGTAAAGTACGGTAACAATCCGGCAGTTATGTATAACATACCTAACAGAAGGATGTATTATTACATGGAAGTACCGACTTGGGATGGCAATAGAGCGGGGGCAGACATTTACAAAATTCCACAACCAGTCCCTGCAGACTTCAAATATACAGTTGCAATTGTTTGTAATAGAATGAGAGAAGTTAATACTTTAAACCAAAGGGTTCTTGAAACATTTGCATCAAGACAGGCATACCAAGTAATTAATGGTCACTATATCCCAATTATAAATGACGGGTTTACTGACGAATCAGTTTTAGATTTAGAAAAAAGAAAATATTACATACAAAAATATGATTTTACAATGATGGGATTTTTAATTGATTCAGATCAATTTGAGGTATCACCAGCGTTATCAAGGACATTCCAAGTATTTGAGGTTGACCAAAGAACATCAAAAAGAAAACAAAAAAGACAAGAACCCGTTAATCCTGAAAAAATTTATTTTGACTATCCGAATAGTGCAACAACTAAAGAAATTCATTTTGATTATACATGTAACTTATATTTTGAGGATAGTAGAAATATTGGGTCATATTCGGTTTACATAAATAACCAATACTATGGAGATGATGTAACATTAATCCAAGTTAATAGTGATGATTTGATAAGAATTGTTATTATAATAGGACAAGTTAGTGAAGACCCACAATTAGTATTTACTCAAAAACTAATTTAGTTTTCTCCATAGATATCTTTCTTTTCAGTACATTTTTCTAAAATTAAAGACTCTAAAAATCGATACATTTTAATCCCTCTTTTATCACAATATTTTTTAAGGACCGCATGAACTTCAGGGTCTATTTTTAAATTTTTTATCATCTTGTTATCTTTAGGCATAGGGGCAGAAAAAAGGCAGAATAAAATCTCACCAAAATGTAAATAGTTTTAGTAATATAAAGTTTTTGATGTTTTACCAAGTATTTATAAAAAAAAATAAATAACTAAAAAAAGAAATACTTGATATGGCAACTAATAGTAAAGTTTTTGTTTCTCCTGGTGTTTATACCTCAGAGGTTGATTTAAGTTTTGTAGCTCAAAGTGTTGGAGTTACTACTTTGGGAATTGTAGGCGAAACACTAATAGGACCGGCTTTTGAACCAATATTCATCACAAGTTTTGATGAGTATCAAACTGTGTTCGGTGGAACATCACCAGAAAAATATATAAACACACAAATTCCAAAATATGAAGCGTCTTATATTGCTAAGGCGTACTTACAACAATCTAACCAATTGTTTGTTACAAGAATTCTTGGATTATCGGGTTATGACGCAGGACCATCTTGGTCTGTAGCAACAGTTGCGAATGTTGATGTAAATACTGTGGGTATCTACTGTCTTAGTGGTACTCAAAGTGTTAACACTTGTGACTTTATTTGTGTAGACCCAAAAGAGATCGAATTCTTTGTTGATTTCTCAGGATGTTCAAATGATACCGCAACTATCGCATATAATAATGATTTTCCTGATGAGATACAGGCAATACTTTATAACCAATACGAACAATACAACGGAAGTACATCAACATTAGATGAACAAATTAAAGATTTAATTTTTAGCGTAATTAGTGCTGACTCACCAACTACCGCAGAAGATGAAGTAATTTCTTACTTTGGTTCTATCCCAACGGTTGATTATGACGCACTTTCAGGATATAGTGCATCAACAAATGTATTCGAAGTTCCTTCTGTTTCATTAAACGATACTGATTTGACTTCAGCACTTAACGATTCGTGGTATTACGCTTTATTTGAAAATACGGGTAATTATCAGTACTCAGGATATTCCTTCTACGCAAATGTAACTGGATTAACTCAGATTATTATTACCTCAACAACAACTAGTACCTCAACAACGACTACTACAACTAGTCCTTGTCCTACACCAATACCAACAACTACAACAACGACTACAGTACAACCTGTAAATTGTTACAACGGTACTATATATGGTAAATTATATTACTATACAGGTACATCTTATAGTGATTACGATAATGTTGTGGTAGGTACATTAAGATCAAGAGGTGTTGCAACTTACACAAACGCAACTAACCCAGTATACTCTGTAACTGGAATAACTAATGTGTCTTTAAACATGGCAGGTCAATATTCGGGAGTACTTAAAAATCCTTATTTGACCTTTGGTGTAAATGTAACAGATAAGTTTGGGACAAATTATAGTTTTGAAACATCTTTTTCTCAAAACGATCCCGAATATTGGTCAAAAGTATTTGGTATTACTAACTTCCAAAAACCAAGAATAGAAGTTCCTGTTTTTGCTGAGGAGAACTTCCAATCGTGGTTGAACTATTCATGGAAAAAAGGTTATATCAGAGGATTAAACCCTGACTTAATTTCATTAGACTCTGCACAATCAGGGGATTTTGATTCAATTGGTTGGTATTTAGATAGATGGCAAACACCAAACTCTCCTTTTGTTGTGTCAGAATTAAGAGGTAATAAAGTATATGATTTATTTAGATTCTATACAATTTCTGATGGTGATGCGGCAAATACATTACTAAAGATTTCAATTATTAACCAATCTTGGTCAAATCTAACATTTGATATTTTAATTAGAGATTATTTCGATACAGATGCAAATCCTGTAGTACTTGAGAAGTTTACTAACTGTACAATGGATCCAGGACAAAATAGTTTTGTTGGAAATAAAGTTGGTACATTAGATGGTGAATACATGTTGAATTCAAAATATGTAATGGTTGAAATGTCTGAAGATGCGCCAATAGACGCTCTTCCTTGTGGATTTAACGGATTTAACTTCCGTCTTTATTCAGGAGCACAATCACCATTCCCAATTATTAAAGGTAAATATGATTTCCCTGGTGAAACTGTATGGAACCCACCTTTTGCACTTTCTTCAGGAGCGGTTAATTCAACATTAAGTCAAGGTGATAATGTAAGAAGAACTTATTTAGGTATATCTAACAGTTACGGATGGGATCCTGCATACTTCGAATATGTTGGTAAGACGGAACCAAATAGTACTTGTGATATTGATTCAGTTCCGTGGAACTATATATCAGCAGGTTTCCACATGGATGCAAATGCAAGTGCATTAACAATAAACGATTTATATTCAACATCTGGAGATACAAGATTTATTTGTGGTAATTCACCATTCATTACAGAACCAGAATTACCAACAAATGTGTACTTTAGGTTGTTTGCTCGTAAATTCACATTCTTAGTACAAGGTGGGTTTGACGGATGGGATATCTATAGAGAATGGAGAACCAATGAAGACAGATTCCAAATTGGTAGATCAGGATTCCTTAACGGAGCTTGTCCAACATCAAGGTATCCAAATGCAGTTGGTTGGGGAGCGTTCAAAGAGATTTCTATTGGTGATGGTACCATGGACTTTGGAAACACAGACTACTACGCATACTTATTAGGTCAACAAACATTTGCAAATCCTGAAGCAACAAACATTAATGTATTTGTAAGTCCAGGTATTGATTATGTTAATAATAGTAATCTTGTTGAAGACGCAATTACTATGATAGAGTTCAATAGGGCTGACTCACTTTATGTTTGTACAACCCCTGATGTTGATTTGTTTAGTCCTACATTAACAGGTGGTCAAGATATATTTATATATCCAACTGAAACGGTTGATAACTTATTTAACACAGGAATTGACTCTAACTATACGGCAACTTACTACCCTTGGGTATTAACAAGAGATAGTGTAAACAATACTCAAATCTATATCCCACCAACAGCTGAGGTAACAAGAAATTTAGCGTTAACAGATAACATCGCATTCCCTTGGTTCGCAGCGGCGGGTTACACTCGTGGTATTGTTAACTGTATTAAAGCTCGTAAGAAGTTAACTCAAGAAGATAGAGACATTCTTTACAACGGTAGAGTTAACCCAATCGCAACCTTCTCTGATGTTGGTACTGTAATTTGGGGTAACAAAACTCTACAAGTAAGGGAATCGGCTCTTGATAGAATCAATGTGAGAAGATTGTTATTACAAGCTCGTAAATTGATTTCAGCCGTATCTGTAAGGTTATTGTTTGAACAAAACGACGCACAAGTAAGACAAGACTTCTTAAACGCTGTTAACCCAATATTAGACTCAATAAGAAGAGACCGTGGTTTGTATGACTTCCGAGTAACAGTTTCATCAAATCCTGAGGATTTAGATAGAAACCAAATGACAGGTAAGATCTATATTAAACCCACAAGATCTCTTGAATTTATAGACATAACATTCTACATCACTCCAACAGGAGCATCGTTTGAGAATATTTAATGTGGTAAATAAAAAAGAAGAGGGGGATCGAAAGTTCCCCTTTTTTTATTTATATGATATTTATTAGTATGCGTTATAAAAAAGTTGTTAAAGAAATAATTTCTGAAATTATACAAGATCAGTTAACACCAACAATGAAATATTATGCTTTTGATTGGGATGATAATCTTATGTATATGCCAACTAAAATTTATTTAAAAGATAAAGACGGTAATAGTGTTGGCATGTCAACAGAAGATTTTGCCGAATATAGGTCTGAAGTTGGAAAAGAACCTTTCGAATATGAAGGACATACAATAGTTGATTTTGATGATGAACCATTTAGAAATTTTAGAGTTACAGGTGATAAACAATTTTTAAATGATGCAATGAAAGCCCCAACAGGTCCTGCGTGGGACGACTTTGTGGAGGCGGTTAATAACGGGTCTATTTTTGCAATAGTTACTGCAAGAGGTCACACACCAAGTGTTTTAAAAAATGCCACTTATAATTTAATTAAAAAAAACAAACATGGTTTAAATCAACAAGAGTTGGTTAAAAATTTAAGAAAGTATAGAGATATTACAGATGAGGAGGATATGACTGATGACGAACTTATAAAGACTTATTTAGAAATGTGTAAATGGCATCCTGTTAGTTTTGGGGAAGGTTCGGCTGCGAATCCAGAAGAACTTAAAGTAAGTGCCATGAAACAATTTATGGAATATGTTAGAACTTTATCACAAAAACTTCAAGAAAAGGCATATATTAAAAACAAAATTAGTAATTATTTTACACCATATATTGGTTTTTCAGATGATGACCTAAAGAATGTTCAATCAATGAAGAAACATTTTGATAATGAAAGTGGATTAGATATTTATCATACAGGAGGAGGAAAAAAAACTAAATTTTAACTAGTTATAGTTCTAGTTAAGATATAATTTGAAAAATAATTGAAGTAAATAGAAAAATTTTTATTTCGCAGTATTTATAATAAAAAATAAAACAAAACAAAAATTAAAAAAAATAAGATATGGCTGATTTATTAATGAAAATGCCGATCCCTTACGAACCGAAAAGGGAGAACAGGTGGATTTTGAGGTTTCCATCATCACTTGGTATTAATGAGTGGTATGTTGAGACGACATCAAGACCAAAACTTACAATTGCCGCAACTGAAATTCAGTTCTTAAATACTTCAACATATGTTGCAGGTAGATTTAACTGGGGTGAATTACCCGTTACTTTCCGTGACCCAATCGGACCTTCTGCGTCTCAAGCGGTTATGGAATGGATTCGTCTATGTGCTGAGTCAGTTACAGGTCGTATGGGTTACGCAGCAGGTTACAAAAAAAATGTTGACCTTGAGATGTTGGACCCAACAGGAGTTGTTGTTGAGAAATGGATTTTAGAAGGAACTTTCTTAACAGGATATGATGGGGGTTCCTTAACATATTCCACAGATGGTCTCGCTAAGATTACTTGCAACATGAGAATGGACCGTTGTATATTAGTTTATTGATTTTTTATCAAAAACTTACTAAAAAAAATAAAACATAACATTAAGACCTATTTACTTTACTAGTGATAGGTCTTTTTTATGTTTATAAAAAAAGAACTTTATATTATGGAACAAGACGCATATCAAGCTGGTCAAGCAGAATTTAATTTACCACACGATGTAATACAATTACCTAGTCAAGGTGTGTTTTACAAATCAAAAAAGAAATCGATAAAAGTTGGTTATTTAACCGCCGCTGACGAAAACATTATTGCAAATGTTGACTCAAGAAAGAGTATTCAAGAAAGTATTATTATTCCCCTTTTAAGAACTAAAGTTTATGAAAGAGATTTAAGACCTGAAGAAATGCTTGATGGCGATATTGAGGCAATTTTAATTTTTTTAAGAAACACTTCATTTGGTCCTGAGTATACAATTAATGCTGTAGACCCTAAAACTGACGATAGATTTAAAACAACGATTGTTTTAGACGAATTAAATTACAAAAAAACAAAGTCTGCCCCTAATGAAGATGGTTTATTTGAAACCACACTTCCTGTATCAGGAAAAAAAGTCCTATTAAAACTTCTTAGTTTAAAAGACAAACTTGATATTGAACAATTAATAAATTCTTATCCTTCAGAAAGAACCGCACCAACTATCACCTCAAGACTTAACAAACACATTGTCTCAATTGAGGGAGATTCTGACAATTTAAAAATTGCAACATTTGTTGAAACTTTACCTATTGCGGACTCTAAATATATTAGAAGATTTATTTTAGATAATGAACCAAGATTAGACCTATCAAAAGAAGTTATCGCCCCGTCAGGAGAAAGAGTAATGGTCGACATTACTTTTGGGGTGGAATTTTTTCGGCCTTTCATATCAATATAAAACAAGTTTATTAGACGAATTTTATTATTTCTCTAGAATTTTTAGAACACAATATTCTGAGTTTATGTGTATGCCAACTTATGTTAGAAGGTATTTGATTGGTAAATATGTTGAAGAAACAAAAAAAACTTAATCAAATATTTATAAATAAAAGTTAAATGGCAGGTGTAGATCCAATTTCATTAACCAAGAAGGATAAAGATGAGCTTATTGAGATGATCAATGCCCAAAAAACTGAAATCGATCAATTAAAAAAAGACAAGACCCGCGGCAAAACTGGATCGGATGAAACAGTTGATGGCACAAGTAGTATTGGAAATGCTTTTGATCCATTAAAATTGGCGAATGTTAGTGGTCTACTAGAGTCTATGAAAGAATCTATACTTGGGGTTGCAAATATTAAAGATTTCAGTACATTTAAAGAATTAGACGAACTAAGTAATACAATACAACAAAATTTTGGTTTAGCAAAAGGAAGAGTTAGTGAATTTAAAACTGCAATTGCCGACGCAGCTCCTGAGTTGGCAAAAATGGGGTATACTCAACAGGAATCCGCCGATTTAATTGCCGACTCAATGGACGGGTTAAAAAGCTCAGCTCTGTTAAGTACCCAAACATTAATTGAAATGGGAGCGGTTTCAAAAGTCACAGGTTTAGATGTTAACGAGTTAGCTGAGGGGTTTAGAAGTGTCGGGATCTCAATGCAAAAGGTTGGTGAAGAAATGAAAGGGGTTACTGACTACGCAAGAAGTGTTGGAATGTCAGTTAAAACAATTTCAACAGGAGTTGAACAAAATATTGAAAAAATCAATTTGTATAATTTTGACAATGGTGTTCAAGGTTTAGCTAAGATGGCGGCTACTTCAGAAAGATTCGGGCTTTCAATGACTAATACATTCAGAATTGCCGAAGAGTTATTTTCACCTGAAAACGCAATTAATATGGCGGCAGGACTCCAAAGGCTGGGAGTTGCGTCAAGTGCATTATTAGACCCACTAAGAGCTATGGATTTAGCCCAAAACGACCCTGAAGCGTTACAAAAAGAAATTGTTAACTTAAGTAAGGAATTTACAACATTCAATGAGAAAACAGGTAAAATGGAAATTCTACCTGGAGCTCAAAGAAGACTAAGAGAGGTTGCTAAAGAGTTGAACATAGACGCTTCTGAGTTTGCAAAAATGTCAATTCAGGCAGGAGACTTTGATAGAAAGTTAAAACAAATTAGAATGCCTTCATTGGCGGAAGGTGATGATGCAACCAAAGAATTAATAGCTTCTATGGCTCAACTTGATTCTAGTGGTGTTGCAACAATCCAAGTCAAGGATATGGAGACGGGTAATTTAATAGAGAAAAATGTTGAAGAATTAACGCCTGAAGACATTGCTGATCTAAAAAAGGCAAACGAAGAATCTTCTCAATCTATTGAACAAATTGCAATTGACCAATTAGATATTACAAAACAAATTAATGCAACACTCCAAAGCGGAGAATTAATGGGGAAATTAGCTAGAGCGACATCCCCAACTATGGAAAAACTAACCAACTTTGTTTCTCGTAGTTATAAAGATGTTGCAACAAAATATAGAGATGAGTTAGGAACAACTCAAGGTTTAAGAGGTAAGTTTGAAGGGGTTGCGGGGCCCACGGAAGATTTCTTAGTTGCTGCGATTGATGGAAATACTGCCAACCAAACAAAGGCAATTGCGGATTTTACTAAAGGTGCAATTGAAATAAAAGATAGTTTTTTAAGTGCATCTGAAAGTTTTGTACAAAATATAATAGAAAGCAGAAAAGATGATTTGAAACAAACTTATGGTAGTAATAATAAACCGGTTAACGAAACAAAAACAGTAAATGTGAATGTTAAAGTGGAAGGAGATGCTAACACCGCAAAAATGGATAAAGATCAAATAACGAATGTAGTACTAAAAGGGTTCCAAGACCCAAATTTATCAAATGAACTGTCTTATACCCTAGATGGAGGTT